CAGTTGATTGGAAAATATATTGAGGCTGGAAGAAACGTAGTAATCTGGCCTCCTGAAATAGAAAAGAAAGACATTAATGACATGGTTAAAGTTTATGGAATCAACACAACTGTTAAACTTGTAATCAACAATGTTTATTCTGGACTAAAAGCCAAGATGAAGTATACTTACTGGAAGAAGGTATAAAATGAGTAATGAAGACGAAGATTTATCTGATGAAGAGTCATTGCTTGCAAGCCAAGCATACATAACATTTGTACAAAGATTTGGTGAATATGTAAAAGAGATGGATCCAAAACTTTGGGCACGTGCCAGAGAATATGCAGCAGACTTCACAAAGATACCCGGTGTAAAAGTTGAACTTGTAGATAATGATGAGGATGAGATTGATGACCGAAATTCAGAACATAAAAATGGAGCAGACTAAGTATTTCGTTCTAGATCACGGACACGTTGATCTGGTGGATTACATGGGTTCTGATCTTAGTGTTGTTAATGCTGCAAGAGTTTCTTTTAATAAAGAAAGTTCTTGGGCAAGTGAGCCGAATTGGACAGGCTTCAATAAAAGAGAACTGTCTGAGCGAGATACAAAACTTATTAAGTATCTTGCAAAGCACAATCACTTCACTCCTTTCTGTCATGCACAGATCAGTTTGCGTATCAAGTGCCCGATCTTTGTTCGTGCACAACTTGGAAAACATCAGATTGGCCTAGTGATGAACGAGGTCAGTCGTAGATATGTCACACATGAGCCAGAAATTTATACTCCGCTCTGGAGAAATGCTCCAACTGATGGAGCAAAGCAAGGCAGCAGTGGTGCAATCGAAGATATGGATCATTGCATCAAACTTCGTCAAGAGTATGATGGAGTTGCAAAGGAATGTCTGGATCTTTACAATAAACTTTTGGTGGATGGTGTTGCTCCCGAACAAGCACGTTCAATCTTGCCACAAGGAACTTATACGGAATTTGTGTGGACTGGTTCTCTCTATGCATTTGCCCGTGTTTATAACTTGAGAATCGATGCCCACGCACAATGGGAAATTCAGGAATATGCAAAAGCAATTGATAAATTAATTGCTCCTCTTTTCCCAGTTTCGTGGCAAACTCTAACAACTAAATAAGACACCAACTTAAGGATTTAACTATGGCAGAAATTTTATCACCATTTCAATCGTTTATTTTCATCTCCAGATATTCTAGATGGCTCAATGACCAGAATCGTCGTGAGACTTGGGATGAATGTGTAGACCGTTGGTGGAAATATTTTACTAATAAAGTTCCACAACTATTGGAACGTCCAGATGTAAAGGAAGCAATCCTAAATCTTGAGGTTCTTCCTTCAATGAGAAGCCTGATGACTGCAGGCCCAGCATTGGATCATGACAACACCTGTCTCTACAACTGCTCATATCTACCGATTGATTCTGTTCAATCATTTGCTGAGTTGTTCGTAATTCTAATGAATGGTACTGGCGTTGGATATTCCGTTGAACGCCAATACACGGACAAACTTCCTGCTGTTGCAAACAAGATAGAAAAAGTATTCAATATTTCTTACGTTGTTGAAGACTCAAAGGAAGGCTGGGGAAACGCTGTAAAGTTTTTGATTGAACATTTGTATGCAGGTCGTCACGTCAAGTGGGATCTTAGTAACATTCGTCCTGCTGGTGCTCGTTTGAAGACCTTTGGTGGTCGTGCAAGCGGTCCTGCACCTCTTGATAATCTATTCAAGTTCATTGTAAAGGTTTTCTACAATGCACAGGGACGCAGACTTACTGCTCTTGAATGCCACGACATTTGCTGTGCTATTGCCAACGCAGTTATCGTTGGTGGTGTTCGTCGTTCTGCTATGATTTCTCTCAGTGATCTTTCTGATCGTGAGATGGCTCACTGCAAGAGCGGTGCATGGTGGGAGCAGGCTGGGTTCCGTTCTTACGCAAACAACTCTGCTGTCTATCGTGGTCGTCCGCCAATGGGTCAGTTCCTAGAGGAATGGACTTCTCTCTACAACAGCCACAGTGGTGAGCGTGGAATGATCAATCGAAATGCATTGCAAGAACAAGCAGCGAAATGGGGACGTGATGTTGAATGTGAGTATGGAACAAACCCATGCTCAGAAATCATTCTCAAGCCATTTGAGTTCTGCAATCTTTCTACTGTTGTTGTTCGTGCAGATGATACGGCTTCAACTCTGAAGAAGAAGATTGAAATCGCCACGATCATCGGAACAGTACAGTCAACATTCACGGAGTTCCCATATCTTCGTCCCGAGTGGAAGAAGAACTGCGAAGATGAAAGACTTCTTGGTGTAAGCATGACTGGTATCTATGACAACAAACTTACCAGTGGTCTTGAGGGCAAACCAAAGTTGGTTCGTCTATTAGAAACTCTTAGAGATCATGCAATCGCCACAAACCTCAAGTGGGCAGATAAGTTGGGTATCAATCCCAGCAAGTCAATCACTTGCGTCAAGCCTGAAGGAACCACTTCTTGCTTGGTTGACTCTGCCTCTGGTTTGCATCCCCGTTATGCGGATTATTATTTCCGCAGAGTTCGTATTGACAAGAAGGATCCAATTTACAATCTAATGAAGGATCAAGGCGTTCCTTGCGAAGATGATGTGATCAATCCTAATAACACAGCGGTCTTCACGTTTGCAATGAAGGCTCCGAGAGGAACCATTACCACGGATCAACTCCGTGCACTGGATCACTTGGATCTGTGGAAGACATATCAGGAACATTATTGTCAGCACAAGCCATCAATTACCGTCAATTACAAGGATTCTGAATTCCTTGAAGTCGGTAACTGGCTATGGGAGAACTTCGATGTCGCAACAGGCATCTCGTTCCTTCCCGGTGGAGACAGTCACACATACGCTCAGGCTCCATTTGAGCAAATTGATTCTGCAACCTATGCAGCCCATCCAAAAGTTAAAGTTAACTTCAAGGATCTGGCTAAATATGAGGCAGAAGACAATACTGAGTCGGCAAAAGAATTTGCCTGCAGTGCTGGCGGTTGCCAGATAGTCTGATTCTTCACTCCTCTGTAGCTCAGTTGGTAGAGCAGAGAGCTGTTAACTCTCGGGTCACTGGTTCAAATCCAGTCGGAGGAGCATAAAATAACCCCCTAGGAGCAATCCTGGGGGGTTATAAATATTGGTATGCTGAGATTTAAACAATTTTTGATTGAACAAAATGCAACTTCTTATGTTGATTATAGTCGGCCAACTCCAGTTAAGGAATTTGAAGAAGATTACAATTCACCAGAATATTTTGATTCCTTAAATAAAAAATTTGTTAAGTTAAAAACCGGTGAAAGAGTTGAATTATCCCCATTTGATGTAATGTCTTTGCAATTTGGTAAAGACAAAGTAAAAGAAAGAGATGAATACGTTGAAAAATTGAAAAATTATCATGGAAAAAATTATGATTTAGAGAATTATATTAGCATACCAAGATTGTCAGATGAACATTTAAAGGAAAAAATTCCGTTCGTGGTTCCATCAGAATTTGGTGTAAAAGATTCTAAATCTACAACAAATACAACAGTAGCAGTACATTCTCCAGAAGTATCTGATTTTATACGAAGATCTTTACCCTACACTGCTGATGCGGATATAGATGAAATCAAAAAACGACAGCATCAACCGGAAGATATTAAAACTACATCATATATCAGTATCAATCCATCTGAAATAAAAAATTATTCTGATGAGGAATTGAAAGATGTGTTGTCACATGAATCTTGGCATAGGTTAGCATACCCAAGTCAAATTCAAAATTTAAATAATAAAAATTTAAAAACACCATCTTTAATTGCAAAAAATTACAATATAGATCCAACGTGGTCGTCAACAACAAAAGAAATGGATAGACGCGCTGAAGAGGAAGAAAATAAAATAACCCAATCAGGTAATGAATTGATTAAAGATGAGGATAAACGCGATGCTGACGGAAGATTATTACCTTATGATTATAAGGCACATAAATCTAGATGGGATGAAATATCCAAAAGACAAGACAATCTATTGAATTACAAATTAAGGAAACTTTCTTTAGATACAGCAGATTTGTCAAATGAAATTAAATCTGTGTCAGATGAAAAAGATAATAAAAATTATGATTCCAATTCTTATTATTGGAACAGACAAGAAGTTCCTGCATACATGCATCAATTAAAAATGCAATTAATGAGACAAAACAATCAACCATATAGGATGTCGGATCAAAGTGATGAGTCAATAGAAAATGATGCTGATTTTTTAATGGATAAACTTTTAGATGTAAATAATCCATCTAAAACCTTCCATCCAGGATCAATAAAAGCATTGCAATTGTTAAAAACTCCAGAAGGTAAAGCCATATGGAGAGGTGTACAAAAAACATCACTTAAAAAAGATAATCGCTATGCCTAAATATTTTAGGCAGAGGTGGTGGGTATTCCACGCAGTCCTTTTGGAATGGTCGAAGTATATTTCATCAGACTGCTAAGGAACCACCACTTCTGACCAAGGTATAGATATATATGTGTTCCATATGTTAGTCGGAATCGATTATTCCATCACCAGCCCGGCCATATGTCTTTTTGATCAAAAGAGAGAATTTTGTTTTCAAAATTGTTCTTTTTATTTTTTGACCAATACTAAGAAATATGCAACAAAAATTGCACCAAATATAAATGGTGAAGGTTTTGAGGAATATGCATACGACACGGAAAGATTTGACAGCATATCAGAATGGGCCACAAATTTATGTGTTGGTGCTGCTGATGTATCAATTGAAGGATACGCATATGCTGCTCATGGCAAAATTTTTAATCTTGCTGAAAATTGTGGAATATTGAAATATAAGCTCCACAAGCTCGCCGTTCCCGTGACCATCGTTGAGCCATCCAGAGTAAAGAAACTCGCCACAGGCAAAGGTAACGCTGATAAACAGGCAATGTACGAAGCCTTCACCAAAGAGACAAAGACCGATCTTTTGTCGGTCTTTGGTCAGAAAACTTTGAGCAATCCGGTTACGGATGTAATCGACAGTTTTTATATTCTTAAATCTTTGGTACAGTCAAAAATTTAACGTACAATACGTCCAGCATTCATATTGGCACTAGCATCCAATTTTTCATGGAATCTCTTGGGTACTTGACCACTATTCTTCATGCGGTCAATTACTTCCTTGAATTGACTTCCTACGACTTTACTGGGCGTTAAAGTAGCATCCATTGCCAAAGATGGTTTGGATGCACTCCAATCTCTTATAACCTTTTTCTTTTTGCAATTTGGACAAGGTTTTGTAGTGGGAACATCGCGGTCAGACAATGATAACATTTCATCGAATGAATGATCACATTTTTCACACTTAAACGCATAATTAGGCATATTATTTCTTCCTAAAAGTAATTAGCATGTTTTCAAACAAGAATCCATATGAAGGTTCCTTGGGTTTGGATTTTAAATCCATCTTGGCTTCTTTTGGAGTCCTGTTTCCTTTTGCCAAATTACAATCTCTGCATGCAGCAACCATATTAACCCAAGAGGAAGATCCTCCCTTGGATTTTGGTATAACATGGTCAACAGTTGCTTCTTTGTCGGTCATTTCAATATTGCAGTATTGACAGCAATATTGATCTCTACGAAGAATGTTCTGTCTGGAGGGAGATGCCTTTTTGTAGGGCAACTTCACATAATACTTTAGAATTAAAATTTTAGGAATTTTAATGATCTTTGAAACAGATACAACTTCATAAAATTCGTTAGTTTCATCTCCCCAAACTTTGTCCCGGCTCAAAAGTTTATATGCTTTACTAACGGTAATGATATTAAGAGGTGTATTGTCTTGGTTTAACAAGAGTACCTGTTTCTTCATACCTTTTAAGTATTTATGGAAATCTAAATATTTCATAGCCATGGATAACAAAGAAAATAAACAATTTTATTGGGAAGTCAAGGATTTTATGAACCAAAAGCAGGCTCCAGCACCTGCTTCTAGACCTTCAACACCTTCGGTTGTTGATAGCGTCAAGAACATCTTGGAACAAAATAATCTTTATAGACAATCTTCATTCAACAGTAATATTAACTCAGTATCCACTATTCGTCAAGCAATTAGTGCGATGGAATCGGCAAAGAGGGCTGGAACTCCAGAGTCCCCCGCTTTTGCCAAGAATGTTCATAACAATGGTTTCCAAATGGTCAAAGAAGCAACTGCATTTGATGTAGTTGCAAACAATGCTGCAAGACTTGCTTCCAGTGCTGCATTTGGAAGTTTAGGAAGTTCTTCTAGATTTTTGAATCTTGCTCCACACATGGCAATGGCACAGAGCAGTCAATCAAGTGGAGGAGGAGGGGGTGGCGGTTCATCTACCAGTGGATCCGGCATTCCAACACCTCAGAGCCACATGTTGCCTGACGGTACTTGGGTAGACGATGAAGGAAATGAAGTTTCAGGATCTCCCGGATCTACACCACCTCCACCAACACCTACTCCAAGCAATCAAAAACAACCAACACCAACATCAACACAACCATCCCCACAACAGCAAAGTACACAACAACAAAGTACACAACAGCAAAGTCCTGAAGATCGTCGTGCCGATATAGTAGATCAAATTAGTGCAGCTCATGCTATGCATGTTCCAATTCTATCAACTATGTCCAATAAAACTGAAAAAAATAATTATCAAGAATGGAGAGCAGCAACAACTGCTCGTAATGCGGCAATTGCAGCAGCAAATATTGCTGCTCGAAGAGAAAGAGATAAAATGCGTGATGATTTGCGTACTTCCATGGATGCTGCCAAGGCTTCTAGAACAGCAGTTGGAGCATCGGCTAGAGATGAAGAAGGACCAATGCCATCTGGACAAGGTTCTCCGCAATCTGTTAGTTCAGATGCAGTACAAAAAGCACAACAAGATGCTGCTGCTGTTCGTGATAAAATGATTAAACTAAGAAGATTCAACGATAATACCGGATTCAATAGATCGGTTGAAATGGGAGATCCTCGGTTTTCAGCATCTGCGATTGCGACAAGATATTCACAAAAACCAGGTCAAATAAAACCAAATAGCAACCCTAGTGGATATCGAGGAGACCCAAATCTTACTGATTTGAGTAAACCATTACCACCTGAAATGCAAGCCGTTGTTGATGAATATACAAAAAATCCTAAACAAAATTATTAATTTTAAGAAAGAGATTTCATGGTACGCAGATCAATACAAAAAAACTCTAATTGATTACTATGTTGGCAAAAAACAAAGAACTAACTAATGGATTATTTAACTAATTACTACAAAAATAAAGCAACTCAACTCCAAGAACAAATAAAATTTTTGAAAAAGAAGTTGTATGTTTTGAGAGAAGATCTTGAAGTTGAAAGAGGACAACATCCTCTAGTAGATGAACCCTTTTATAAACCAGAGGCTGTTTATTGGGGTGGTACTGGTGGGATTAAGATAGAAAAAATTGATCCCAAATTATTACCAGTTTTGGGCTTAGGTGGTATCGGAACTCTTGAAAAATTTGTTGGCGAACCGATGGACAGAGAAAGAATGTTTAAACGGACCACTTCATCGGCAGATGGAAAAATAAGAGTTTCTGAGCCCGAGCCAAGCCAACCATCTAAATTGAGATTGTCTAAAACTGAAGTAGAGGCACCAAACGTAAATCCAGATTTTAAATGGAGAATAGGGCCAGCAACATATGTTCCCGGTTCACCAAAACCAAGACCAGAAGTTGTAAATACATCTGTAGTAAATCAATTACCAACAGATTCGATTATCAATAAAACTGTTCCAGAAACATTAGCTAAAACTGCAGTAAACAGTTTAGGCCATGGTGTAGGGATGTTAGCAACAGATATGCCGGGATTTGTAGCAGGTTCAGAAGGTATCGGTGAACCAATTGGTAGTAGGGTTGGTGCTAGTGAAAAACGTCTTGCAGCACAATTTAATTTACAAAATTATGTAGATACATCAGAAAAAGGTTTAGTTTATAAAATTCCAGCCGGGACTATAACTGCCGCAGCAACTGCACCTTATATAAGGGCTGCCGTATCAACAGTACCAAGATTGTTAGGTGCTGGTGCGAGAGTTTTACCTGCATTGGATGCTGCTGGTAGTATTGCTGCTGGAGAAAGTTTAGCAGCATTAGGTCCCTATGGTTTGGCTCTCGCCGCAACCCCCGCTGCTGCTTACGGAATTATAAAAGCCGGAGAAAAAGGAATAAAATCTTATTATGGTGTAAGTGATGAAGATTATAATAAACAAGTAGCAAGAGAAGAAGAAATTGAAAATAAAAGAAAACAAGAAGCTAGTGATTCTGATATAGATTCTGCCATAGAAAGTTCATATAAAAGATTACAAGGTAGCAAATAATAATGAAATCCATAAATTCAATAATAGAGATTATATTGGAAGCCCGATATCTTTCAAATAAATTGTTGTCAGAACAGGTTGCTGGCGCAGTCGAAGGTGCTGCAGAAAAAATGATTATAGATCCTTTTGAAAGTTTACTTCGTTCAGGCGAAGAAAATATTTCCAAAGATGTTATTGATAATTTTTTAGATATGGAAACTCATGGAATAAAATATCCAACATATGAATATGAACAATTAGCCAAAAAAGCATTTGAAGATAGAATTAAACAATCAATTGTCCAAGGAGTAGTAGAACCTAAAGACATAATGCGTGATATTTTGCGTCAACGACCAGATTTAATAAAAAGTCCTGAAGTTGTTGATACTTTGAGAGACCGTATTAACACTTCAGTAGACAGTATCAGAAAAGATGTTGTTGGAAAAGGCATAAAAACTATTACAGGTGTTGAAACTATACCAACCACAGTTCCTTCAACACCACCTATACTTCCAATAACTCCAAGAACTCCGCTTCCCGGAGAAAAACCAATAGTTATTCCACCTCATTTTGATCCTAACCGTCCATTCTGGCGCCCCAATACAAAACCAGAAACACCAATAACAGAACCAGAAACACCACCAAAACAGCCACAACCAGAAACACCGCCAACAGAGCCAAAACCAGTTATACCACCCGAAAATCCTCCAGCAAAACCACCAAAACCAACTTTTCCTCCAGATGAATATGAAACAGGTAAACCTCCAAAGGAAGAGGAAAAGGAAGATATTAAACCACACGAAGATGAAAAACCAAAACCCGGTGAAGGTGAAAAAACAAAACCAAGTGAAGGTGAAAAAACAAAACCAGGTGAAAAAGAAGAAATTAAACCTAAATCTGGAAAAAATAATCCTTTACGTCCTCGTGTAGGGGAACCACCAACTGAAGAGGGACAACCAAGAGAATGGGGATTGCCCAATATATTTGGTAGCCAAGTTAATGGCAGGGCCTATGCAGAACAGGGTGAAAAGATTCCACTAGATTTGGGATTGGGTTTAGAAGCAATAGGACAATTTTCAAGACGACAAGTTATGAGATAAATAATTGTATATTAGAATTTGTGTGATATACTTATATGGTGAAAATTTATGTTAAGTAGTTCATTAAACCCGTTTATCCATAAACCAATTATAATAGAAGGTTCCCTCAAGGAAGTTTCACTAGAAGGTAAAAGACTCTATGAAACCCCTGAGGGAATTTTTCCATCTGTGACAACTGTTGTTGGATTCAAGAAACAACAATTTTTTGCAGAGTGGAGAAGAAAAAATCCTGAAGAAAGTAAACGGGTTACATCCCGGGGTACCAAATTTCACAGTCTTATTGAATCATATTTGAAGAATGAAGAAATAGATTTTGACAATCTTCATTCAAATTATAAATCATTGTTTTCGATATTAAAACCAGAGATAGACAAGATTAATAACATAATCGCTTTAGAGACTCCTTTGTGGTCAAAGACTCTTGGACTGGCTGGAAGAACAGATTGTATTGCTGAATATGATGGCAAACTTTCTATAATAGATTTCAAGGCCAGCACAAAGGAAAAGCGCATTCAGGATATCGATAATTATTTTGCTCAGGCTTGTGCATATGCTTTGATGTTTCAAGAAAGAACCGGAATAATCATAGAGAACTTTGCAATATTAATTGCATGTGAAGATGGTTTAAAACAGGTATTTCAAGATAAACCAATCAACCATGTAAAATCATTGAAAAAACTCATAACAGAATACAGGACTGAAAATGCATTATCATGAAGAAAGAACCTTGGAAGAAACCGTCAATAAGCATGGAACCAAATTATGGATCATGATGAATGATAATTCAAAGGCTGCTAAAAACAGAACAAGATTTGTGGCAACACATGGTGGGTTCTTCAAGCAAGAAGGATCGCATTGGATCTGGACCAATCCAATAACTGAAAAGAATGGATATTGGCTAAAGCGAGTAGACACCGGGGAAAAAACTTTCTTCAAGAATATGTCAGAGTTTGCCGAAAGTCAAGGAATGACAGCGGTCAAGGTATGTGAACTCTTGAATGGTAAACGCAAAACTTATAAGGGATGGACTGCCGTAGAAATCCGGGAAGTCAAGGATGGGGTTGGATCTCATGAAAAATTGGAAGAACCAAAGAAAACAAAGACATTGATAACCAAGCAGTATACCTTGGTAGACACTAATACAAACGAAATAATGAATATTGACAATCTTTCGCAGTTTGCAAAGAAAAACAATCTTGATTACAATGCTCTTAAAAAATTGGTAAACGGTAGATCAAAAAGTTATAAAGGTTTGAAAGTTTACGATCCCATGCTCCAATACAAGGTTTCTCCGGAGCCTAAATAATTGGAGATGAACTTTCAAACGCTTTTACATAAAATTATCGCTGAATCGATGTTATTAGAGGTTTCTGGGCCCGGTATGGCTGAGAAGAAAGAACGTACCATGTCCGCTACTGGCGACCATAAAGCCAGAGATGCAGCCCGTAAACGCGCAGAACGTGCCAGAGAAACCCCCAGAGAAAGAAAGCCAAAGCAGGAACTGGTCAAGGATGTTATCCTTGTAAAGACCAAAAGCGGTAATCTTCAATTAATTTTCAAAGATTCGTTCAATAACAGTCTGCATCAAAAATTAAACAAAGATGCTATGACAATTGAAGAGGCCCAGAGAGTAACAAAAGAACAAAATTTTGAACAAACACGGGCTTCCAAACTTTTGTTTGGTGATGTTAAACAAAAAGAATCTGCTGCAAAAGAAGGAAGCAAAAAAGAAGTTGAGGCCAAAGAGCGTGAAGCCGCAACCCCTCAGCCAGAAGAAAAGCGTGTAAAAACCCAGAAGAGCAAGGCCCAGAAGTTGAATCGTCAACAAATGTTCCAGACCATGACTCAAATGACCCCGGAACAATTGATGCAGATGCCTCCTGAGTTGCGTAATGAATATTTCCAAATGACTCGCAAGCCACCTGCCAACAGTGACTTCGATCAAATGTCGTATGAAAATATCACCGTTGCATATGGATTGAGCAATGTAAGCGGAACTCCTTATAATCAACAAGTCATGAATGCTCTTGTCTTCCTAGCCAAGTTGAAGGCCGGAGCAAGCGAACAAGAAATGCAGACATATTTGGCCTTGGCTCCGGGTGGAAGAGAATTCACTCGTTCTGCATTCTTTACTGCAAAAAAGGTACTTTCACAAATTGGTGATCAATGCTTGCAGACATTGGTTACAAATGTAGAGACCACAGGAAAGCCTGTCAACACTGAAGGCAATCCAGACATGGAATGTGGAAACTATAAATTCAAGATTGCTGCTGGTGGCGAAATCTCTCTTTCTACAACTGACTTCAATCAATCAAATAAAAACTTCAAAGGATTTGTAGCAAACGCATTGACTCAGGCACTCAGCAATCCTCAATTGATTGCCAAAGATCCCAAACTTTCTGCTGCATTCCAAAGAATGCAAGCCGGCAAAGAGAATTTTTCTTCTGTATTGGTTCCTGATGAATTGGTAACTCAAATACAGAGTGATCCCGCTTTGTTGAAAAAATTACAACAAACTCCAATCAAAACTTCAGATGGCCAAGTAGTTGGAACTGTTTTTGATGAGGCAGGAAACTTGAACCAATTGGCCTCCGCTTCTCAATATCAAAAAGCATGGCAAGACAGCGCCAAGGAATTGATGAAGGGTAAAGACAAGGAAAATGGTTTAAAGAAGGCCGTTGTATCAAATTTGTTGAAAACAATATTGCGGGGTGATGGTATAACTGATCCAGCAATGGCTCCAAATCATTTGATTACAGTCAATGGAATCATGGCAATGACAGATGATTATTTTGATGCCATAACTCCAACTTCCAAACTTGATGTAACTGTATCCAAAGATGTCATGACGGCATCAAACATCTCCAAGTACAAACCATCGGCTGCAGAAACATTGAAAAAGTATACTGCGGTTGTTGAAGCAGTCGAACCGAAGACCGAAAAGAAACCATCTTTGGAAAAGATGTTGCTCAACAGAGATGACATCGATCCAATTCAATTGATGGTTGGTTATTTGGTAAAAAATAATGATTTCTTGTTGAATGCAAGTCTGCTTCCCGGTTTCAATCCTGCTGACTTGAATGCCGTTCAATACAATTATGTCACGATTGGAAAGAAGACTATTAAGATTCCAGTAATGAAGGGTGAGAATATCACCAATGAAGTATTGAGTGAAGGAGTGGTACTCATCAATGATCTTTTGATTGAATCCTTGACCAATAACTTTGTCATTGCAAATCTTCTAAAGAGCAGAATTTTGAATGATTCAGAAGCATTGTTTTTAAATAATTCCGAGAAAGTATTGTTGGAAAATGCTGAATATGTAATGATCAACCTGCATTCCATTTATGAGAATGCTATTGAACGCATTTACCAAGATCCTTCAATATTGTATGATTTGATTGATGATCTCGTTGCTGAAGAATACAAGCGCGATTACAAGATGGAATATCGTAACTACCACGGTAAAGCAAAGCAACGTAAAGAACGTGCTGAAAGAACCAAGGCCCGAGAAGAACTTATAAAAAAGGGCAGAGTTAAACGCGGAGATGGCAAGGATATCGATCACAAGAAGCCCTTGCGTTCTGGGGGTTCTAATGGCCTAAATAATTTACGGGTCCGCAGCAAGTCTAAGAATCGCTCGGACAATGGTCATCACGAAGGTGAAAAACAAAACAAGGATAGCTGGAAATGAGTAAGAAGTACGCGGATCTAATCCTAGAACAAGTGAAATCAAAATTGGATTTCAATGAACGTGCTTTGGAAATCAAACAATCAAAGAATAAATTTATAATTGAAACTATGAATTTCATTCCTTCATTGCCATTTTCAGCCATTGAAGCAAAAGATATCAAACCATGTGATATTGTAATCAATGAATCTGGTAATATTTTGAATGTAGATGCAGTTGAAATAAATGAAGATTCATATCAAATAACTTTCACAGATGAACATGGTTGTGAATTGAAAGAAACATTTACCACCAATAAAGTTATGGGATTCGTAGATATTTCAGAAGGTGAAGAGATTAATGAATATGGTGACAAGATTGAGGTTTATGAAGATTCAAACAAAAAAGTAAAACTCAATAAGATAATGCATGGCGATGTAAAAAAATACAAAGTCTATGTAAAGAATGATAAGGGAAATGTGGTTAAGGTAAATTTTGGTGATCCCAATATGGAAATAAAGCGAGATAACCCTGCTCGCCGTAAAAACTTTCGTGCCCGCCATCATTGTGAAAATCCCGGTCCAAGATGGAAAGCAAAGTATTGGGCATGCAAAACCTGGAGTGCAAAACCAGTATCTTCCATGTTGAAGGAAGATGTACAGGTAAATTCCATTAAAGAAGATAAATGCATTGTTATCAAGGAAAATATCAAGAAAGAAACCTTAAATTCCTTAAATGCAAAACCATATAACCCAGATCTATATGGGTTAATTAAAAACCGAACTAAATAAAGGACAGCCATGAAATTTAAAACCCTTCTGAAAACCATCAACAACCTTGTCGAAAATGCCGCAGAACATACCTTTGGCGGAGGTCTTTATATTGGAGATCCCCAAGGTGGAGTAGGCCAATCCCCTCTGACCAACAAAGGCACACACAACCTACAAATGCCCCGCCACGTTGATGCAATCAATGCAATGTTGCATACATTCTCGTGCCGTGATTACATTGATCCTGATAGCATTCTTGGTGTAGTACGTCAAAAGTTAAACCTATTTGGTTTGGACTTCGCAACACCAAAGACCATTCTTAGTGATGGATTGTCCATGTTTGAACTGGTTCAATATGGAAGCCCACAACTCGGAGTCTATGGACAAAATCCATACGATGACGTAAACAAGACTGGATTCAAGCAAGGCGATGGAATCAAGGAAAAATTGGGACACTCTCTATCATTGAGTGTAAACATCGAAAAGCAACCAAATCACTTGAGAAAAGTAAGTTTGGTAATTGTTCCGACTGACACATCTTCATATAATTCGGATTCACCAACTCATGACTGTGGTTGCCAGCACTGAACCAAAGATGATAAACAAAAACAAGCCCCTGACAGAAGAAATCTTTGTAGAATTCTGTCAGGGCTGTTATTTCAACAGTTCGTGTTCTGGTAAAGCGGAATTCATGGATGATGTCAAAAGGATCAAGTACGTCAAGAGACTTTTGCAGAAAATACACAAACATAAGACATTAAAATCCATTCGTGAACGTCTTATCATAAATCACATAATAATTTTAAAGAATGTTTTTGGAGAAGAGAATGCGGCTCGCATTCTTTTTTTCAGGGTTGAATCAAGATTATATTCATATCTTAAATCTTTTTTGGTCTTTTTGAATTTTAATATTCAAACTTTGCCGGAAGTATCATATAAAGAATTGAATACAGATCCTAGAGTTGATCGTAAATTGAGCCAAACAGAACAATAAATATTAGTAGCATGATTGCAAAAATGCCAAATTTTTTATTTGCGTCTTTTGAGAATGAATCAAGTAGAATTGATTTTTATATTGCAAATGATAAATTATTTCTTTATAATGGTTTAATATATAAATTAAACGAGGAATCCAATCATTTTGTAAATCAATATGGCATTACCATGGGTATGGATATGGCAAAAATGCTTTTTGATGCATATGGAAAGAAAGAAACAGACAAATGACATCACCACAATACATCCCATCATTTTATTTTTATAAATTTGCCCAAGGAATTTCAGAACCTTATACATCTTTACAGGCATTCAAAGCAGGTAGTATTGATGCTAATGGTAATGCCATTAAACCAGAAAGCAGCATTGAACCACTTGAATATTTGATTATAAAATTAAAAAGAATATTCGAAGAATTGCCTTCTGGCATGACAAAGGCAAGATTAAACAATTATTTGAGCACATTACAATTATTTGGTGAGGAAGTGGAGCATATTGGAATAACTCAAGTAGAATATGCTGGTTTAGTTGAAGGATATCTCGCTCTGAATGGTTATGCAGATGTCAGTTACATTGCTTTGTGTGAGGACATGGGTTCAGCGGGAATGGGAACACCAGCATCTTCACCCGGATACAATACTGGAAGCGTTTCTGGAAATGATCTTCCTATGGCACCTATGCAAAGACGAGGACCTATTCTGAAAGGCATGGATAAATGTGAAATGTTTGATGTTTGTCCAGAAGAGTTGAGAAGATTCAAAGGTGCTCAAGCATGGACAGATATTCCTGATGATGAATATAGCGAAACTAAGAAATACATTCAAAGATATCAAAGAAGAAATCCTGAAGGCCATATTGCATTGAGATCTGTGGATCCAGATACGGGAACCAACGATATTCATTGGATTAAACTCAAACCAAGAAGTTTAAAAGAAGAATATGGACTTGATTCTTTTTTAAAAGAATCAACTACTTTAACTGGAAAAAATGTACATGATTTATTCGCAACACACCTTGAAAAAAAAGGTTTTCGTAGAGTAAAATCACCAGATATGAAAACTAGAATGGATCAAAAAAAATTAGAAGAATTTCATAAATCATTGCAACATGGTACTTTTTATGTAGGAGAAAATCCTAATGAAGGCCACGGACATGATGCCTATGTAAAACATGATGATGAAATCTATGGCGGAATTGAATTAAAAAAAAGTTCTCCTAGTAAACCCAGAAAATCAAAACCTTCACATCATGGAGCAATATTTGGTTTAGGTCAAACTATGTTAAATGCGATTGCCGCAAGATATAAAAGAGAATCTGAAGTCGCCAGTAAACCATCTTTATTAAAAACCGCTTTTGGTGGCCTTCTTGATAAAAGATCTGTACAAAAATTAACAGAAACTGGTGCACAAAAAGAATTAGAAAATAAAGGTGATTTAATTTTGGCAGGAGATCAAAATGGTTTACACGCAGTATCTTCTTCTAGAAGAAGAAATACACCATTATATAGAAGACATTCAAAATTGGCAGAAACAATTGGACTTACTCTCACTGGTAACATAAGAGATTGGGGATCCACTTCAAAAACCGGATTTGTAAAATCCAGACCACATAATGTTACGGATCCTGGTATATCATTAAAAACAAGAGTAGAACTCAAACCAGTTCCCATTGATCATCCGATGAGAAAAGGCTATGAAGAAAACGCTGGTTTTCTTAAATAATACTATTTTTAATCTTGAATAAACTTTTTGTTTTTACAACACTTTGGCTTTGAACAGTTGGCATTTGCTCTGGCTTCGTTTATGATCGAATCATTCGCATCATTCCAGCCAGCAGTCCATTCTTGCCAATATACTGAATTTTCATTCAGGGTATTGGAAACCTTATCTCCACCATTCATTCTAGTTTTATAACCTGCCGCATAGGCGGAACCGGGAGTGTAATCAGCCATTGTTTCTCCTTGGGTCAATTGGTATAGTAATAATTTGCTTTAAAAGTTTATCCAAAGCCTTTACGTGTGCAAATTGTTCAGTGATTGCAAGATATCCACGGATTTCAATTAATTTCATGTATTCTTCTTGAGTGAAAGTGACCGTGGTTTTCTTTGGCTTGGGTTGACGACGGTTGTACTTTTGTGGGGGATTGTTCTTTCCCCATTGATTCATGATATCATCAATATTGAGATAATCACGAATATGTTCTGTGGGATCTTCATTGTTTTGGATCTTCTTCCACATCTCTCTAAACTTTGGATCTCCAAAATAGAAGAACCCACCCATATGATTGTTTGGATTGTTCATCTCATTTTCGTCGCCATTTTGCCAATTTTGAAAATCGTTGTGATCTGAATTATTCATTTATTTCCTTAGTTAGTGTCAAAAAACTGCTCGTATACAACCTTGCCTTTGTTGTCTGTTACTGAGATGTAACGAACATGACGGTCAAGGGAATCACTGATATTTAGGGGATCATTTGGACCAAACGAAAGGTGTTTGATCCAAGCAGGACACCCACCAAGGGAAATCCTAACTTCATTTCCTGAAGCGTTTGTACCATAAAAATCAAATGCACATTTGTCTCCATCAAAATATGTGAAAAAACAATCGATGGAATCATACTGCTTGCGTAAATCCGCAAGAGTCATTCTATTATCAACTTTAGCCATTAGGCAATCTCTTTTGCTTGACAGTTAAAGGAAGTCGGCCATCCGCGTCAAGCTGACGGAGTGTACCAACCTTGGCCTCCATGAGGCTCTTGTGACGGTTGTTGCGAATACGGTTCTTGCGCTTACGATGATGTCTGGCGGTTACCCGCTGTTTAGAATTTGGCATACGAATAATATACATCCTATTTAGTGCTAGTCAAGTAACAAGGCTCCCGAAGGAGCCTTGGGTCGATTCAGATGCGGGAGACCAATCCCCACTGCTTCAAGCAGCCATTGCCATTTGGTTGGCAATTAATTTTTGCAACTGTTTATTTACGACACTTGTTACCCGTGTCGGGTATCTCCTTCTTCATTACTCTGCGCCAATCTATTCCTTTCGACCCCTTGGCCCAAAGCCTAGGACTTTGGGTATTGCCCCTCTGCTGTGGGGACTTGGTTTCGCCATCTCTCAGGAATTGCAGTATCCTTCGGTTAGGCTAATGGAGTCGGGGGGATTCGAACCCCCGTCTTGTACGCATTTCAATCCAATATCAACAATACCAATATTATTTAGTCGAATCTATTAGTTTTTGTTTCCCACCAAAAGTGAACCATATCGTTTGTACCATCAAAATAGATTGGACAAATATCAGGTTTAAAAACAGATGTACTGCTACAGGCTACACAACAGAACAACAAATTATCTTCGGAAAATCCATAGTCAAGCAGTTTAGTTTTGATTTTTCTAAAATTGTTACCAGACAAACATCCACTATCCACTACGATTAATCTTTCATATGGATCAATTTGATTTGGATGGATGCTGGCTTCAAATTCTGATTTATAGGGAATGTTTATCGGTTCAATATCGATAGGCTCATTTTTTGTAGAAAGTTTGTGTGACAACAGTTGAGCCAATATTCCAGAATATTCATAACTTAATTGGAGTATGGCAGTTTTTTCATTAATAAACTTTTTTGCTCGTATGTCTTCGCAAATTTTGTCTATTGCCTGAAGTTCCCAAGACATCGTTATGTATAAATTGTTTTTCATAATTATTAAAAATGGTGATATGGGATTCGAACCCATTTTCCAGCTTTGTCGGTTGATTTACAGTATACCGTTTTACGCTGGTACGACTCTTCTCAAGACTGCATGTTCCCACCATGCTGATCACCGTAATGCGAGCGGAAGGATTCGAACCTTCGTAGACATAAGCCAGCAGATTTACAGTCTGCCCTCGTTGACCGCTTGAGTACACTCGCTAAAGTCGGGCATTGAATCCTTTTTCCAGACCCGATCAAAGTCTGGGAAGTATAATGCTAGCCCTGCGCGTTCTTCTACGGTATCCCGCGCCCCACCTCTGATTGCTGCTTGGGTATCAGTTATCCCAATACAGCTTCGTAGTCTTCAATTGTCAAAAGCGGATAATGGGATTCGAACCCATAAGTTCAGTTTGGAAAACTGAAATGTTACCATTACATCATACCCGCAAAAATTTACTTCTTAACCTTTTTTGACTTCTTCTTTTTCTTGAAGATTGCTTCAAAATTTTTACCATATTGTTCCAAATTTACAGGTCTTGGAGAACTGCCTTTACCAGCACCATGTGATCCGTAATCCATGGCATTAGTATATATCATCTATAACAGAAGTCAAATCTAAATATTGATATGAAGAACAATAAAGGTTATTACAGTTGGATTCATTCTTTAAATCGCGCTGGGATTGAATCTCAACATAGAGGTTTCAATATTTTAAATGAAGCAAAACGTGGCAGACCATCGCAATTTCCAGAAGATCTTTCTGATTTGCAATATGATGCAGCAGAACATGCAAGAATTGCTGCAGAAAAACTTTCATCCGGAGAAGAGTTATCCAATGATCGTAGAAGAGCGGCGATTGCGGCGATTGGTAAAGCATCCCCAATAACTTTAGATCCAAATTTATTTGATGGTCCTGATGGCGGATCCATGGCTGATGCAAATGAAGTTGCCAGAGGTCAAAGAGAAGCCGAATTGGACTTTGAAGATGATGATTGGAATACAGAAATGAAAGATGCCGCTGCAATTAGAGCAGATGCCATACAAAATCGTGCGGCTCGTTATGCAGAACAAGATGCTGCCGAAGAAGCTGCTAAAAACGCAGAAGAAGAAGCATACGAAGAAGGCGAAGAAGCCAGACATTGGAGTGGATTCTCTGGTCGTACCGGAGAAGTCCACGAATCAATTTTTAATAAAATTTCAAAAATGATGAACGGTTAAAGATCTGGGAATCCTATTTCCCGGCTCCACTCCCATTCTTGCCATAACAATTTAGCAAATTCGTCGTCAGGATCATGACGACGAATTTCTAGTTCCATTAGACCATGTGCTGAGATTGGTGCATCCATTTCCCAAGAAAACCAATACCAATCCTTGGGCTGCAAGATCTGATTAGTGATCAAGCAGCGGATTTCCTTGGTCATATCAATATAGTTGATATACTGTGATTGCTGCGCTGGATGTCCAGCCGTATGCAAATACGGGATAGATTAATGAACTGTTTGCACCTATTGGAAGAGGGCCAACATAAACGATGTTTCGATTTGCATCAAAACTTTGTATTGTTACGTTGGTAGTGCTGGCTTGGGTATTTTGAATTAAAATAGCCTCATTGCTTTTTCCACCGGTTGCACCAGTTGATCCAGCAGTACCGAATATGCTCATTCTTTTGAAGGTTCTCATATATTATTATTTATCAATAAAGTGTGTAGCCGTTTACAGCAGTTACACCAGACCAACTTTTTACTGTAAATGGTATTATGCAATGTGCTGGTGCAGATTGCAAACTTGTCGTTGGATTTGTTTTTAGTACATCAACAGTTATTGTTGTAGAAGTTTGATTGTAATTT